TCACCGCACTCCGGGAAAGCGAAAGGCATAAGCGAGACGCCGCCGCCACCACGGGGCGAAGGCGACTTCCGCGACTGAGGCACCGTCATGCGCATGGACCATCGACATATCCGCCGTGAGGATGGCCGCGTGCTTGGCGACGAAGCCGCTGCGCCAGCGAAACAGCACGACGTCCCCTGCCCCCGGCCGGTCCGTTTCGACCGCAACGAGATGTCGTGCGCCGGCATCGGCAAGCGCTTCGCACGCCGTGCTTTCCGCCCAATCGCGCGCATAAGCCGGGATCCGCTCGGGCTCTTCGCCATAAACCGCGCGCCAGACCCCGCGAACGAGGGCAAGGCAATCGCAGCCGACCCCCTTCAACGATGCCTGGTGGCGATACGGCGTACCGATCCAGCTTCGCGCTTCGGATACAATGATGTCGGGTGTGATGACTGACATTGTTTGCGTACCAATTGCCGCGAGACGCGCGGGCATGACGACGGTCACGTGCTCAAGCTCTTGCCGTCGTGACCGGGCTCTCCCTCCAACGCGTAGCGCATCAGGAAATCGTTGCCCGGGATGTGCGGGAAGCCGCGGAAATTCGTCACATTCGCAAACCGGTCGCGGCACGTTGCAAAGCGCTTGTCGCATCCCGCCGTGACCGTGAACGTGTCGCCCGGCATGATGGATTGTCCCATCGCCTGCCACAGTTCGACGATGACCGCCTCGCCCGCGACCCGGTGCCGCTTCACGTCCATCGCATCGCCCGCATTGGCACCGCTCGTGAACAAGAGACGGCCCGCGGTAAACCAGCCGTCGTCAAATCCGGACAGGCCGCTTGCGACGAAAGCCGACACACCGGTCAGGTCCGTCACGACTCCCTCGCCGTGATTTTGCGGATCGTCGAGAGAAACACCGCAGCGTGCATCACCGAGATCGGCCGTGCAGGTCGGCGTATAATAGCGTCCGGTCTCCGCATTCAGCGCATCCGCGAGGCCGCGCAACTCCGCGGTGAAGGCCTTGCCCTCTCGCCGCACTTCGCCGACATGACCGCGGGTCATCAGCACATGAAGCGACGGCTCGCTCCAGTCGACGATATACATATCGACCCGCGCCGCGTCGTACCGGCCAGCCGCGAGCGCATCCTCGTTCAGGCTGTCGTCGGTGAGCACGCCCGACACTTCGATGCCATCGACGCTCAACCCAAGCCGCGCCACCGCTTCCGATCCGGAAAAGCCGGTATCGGCGCGGCAGACGATATCGTTCAGCACTACATCACGGTCGTGATCGGTGAAACCCTGGATTACGCCATCGCGGCGCGTGAGGATGAAACATCGACACAGCGTGGTGACGCCGGAAGTCAGCCTGGCCAGCAGGGCTGGCGGGATGACGCGCATTGTTTCACACCCTGATCTCGACGAGCGGGATTTTCGGGATCGCGCCCGCCGCGAACGCCGACAGATCGACTTCGAGATAGTCGGTGTCGAACCGCACCGGCACATCGAACAGAAAGCCCGCCGTGACCGCCTCGCCTGGTCCGGGCGGCGTAACGAATGTCACAAGACCCGTCGTGTCATCGACGCTGAACCCGTCATCCAGTTCGATGCCGTCAACGGCGACACGTACGCTGCCCGAAACCGCCTTCACGATCGGCCGTGTGTAGGGTGCAAACACGCCGCCATAGCTCTTGGCCAGGGCGAACGCATCGCGCTCGCCGTCACCGGTGCCGAGCACCTGGTCGAATGGCGTGACCGCAACGCCTGGTGCAGCCGAGGCATGATCCAGCCGGTCGCGCCAGCGGAAGCCGTGCAGCATGCCGCGTCGCTCCTCGAAGAATGCGATGACCTGCGACAGCGCCTCGAAGGTCTTGATGCCGTACCCGGCATCGTAGCGGCGTCGCGAATGCGCCCAGCGCGCATTGCGCTCCTCGCGTCCCGAGGCAAGCGCGACAATTTCGGTGCGCCGCTCCGGTCCGCCGGCGCTGCCAAGCGCGATGTCGAGCGGAAACAGGATTTCGTGAAAAGCGGTCATGGCTCACATCCCCCGCTGGCCACGCGCAACTGCGCGCGCAATCTGTCCGGTGAGATACAATTCGGAACGCCGGAACGAATCCGCATCCGGCGTCGCGATGTTCACCGTGATGCGCGCACCCCCGCCACCGGCAGCGGCTACGCCGAGCCGGCCATCGGGTCCGCGCGTAAGCGGCATGATCGCTTCGGGGCCCGCTTCGCCCGCAAGACCGACGCCACCCGACCGCAGCGGAAAGTAGGTCGGCGTCCCGATGATGCCGCCGGATGCGAACGGCTTCACGGCGCCATGCGCTGCCGTGAGTGATGCGCCACCGGGAAACAATCCGGAAAATCCAGACGAGAGCGCCGTCTCCAGCGGCTTGAATGCCATTTTCAGCGCGATGTCGGACAGTCGCAGGTACAGCGACTTCAAAACATCGTCGAGACTGCGGCTGCCGATCACGCCTTGCGCGAAGGCGCTCGACAGGCTGCGTCCGAATTGCGTCGCGCTCCGGTTGATGTCGCGCATGCCGCTGTCGATGCTGCGCATGTTGCGCTCCAGTTCGGACGCACGTTCGGTGAGCGCCAGTTCGTCGAACTCATCGGCCATCGGGATACCTCGTCATCAGATCAGCCAGATCGGATCGCTGCAAAGGCGCATTTGCTCCCGTCACAGCCGCAATCGCCAACGCGAGTTCGCGCGGCGTCATCGCCCAGAACGCCGCAGGCGAAAGTCGCAGCACGCCGAGGCCGAAACCGATCGCCTCGTCCCAGGGAAAGGGCTTCATGCCTCAACCTTTCCGAACGTCGCCTCGATCAGCGCTGCCGCGATGCGCACATAGCCATGCGCGCCATCTGGAGCCGCCATCGTGGCAACGTCGTCGTCAGTGACGCTTTCGCCCGCACCGCGCAAACCTGCGCCGATGATGCGGATCAGGTCGCGCGCGCTCATGCGGCCTTTTGCGAAGCGTTCCGCGAGCGCGACCAGATCGCCCTCGCCGAACGCAGCCTCGAGTTCGGCCAGCGCGCCGAGTGTCAGCACCAATGTGCGCTTGCGGCCGCCGATGTCGGCCTCAATTTCCCCGCGATGATGATTGGGCATGCCGGTCCCCCCTACGCAGCCGCGAATGTCAGTTCGCCCGCCGATTCCAGGGCCATGTCGTAGGTGACCTCTCCGTCGTGTTCGCCCGCAAACTCCAGGCTCGTGATCTGGAAAGGCCCCTGCACGGTGCCGAAATCCGGAATCACGATCTGGCAGTTCTTCAGCGCGCCATCGAAGAATGTCTGACGCATCAGAGCGTCGGTCGCGGCATCCTTGAACAATCCGCGGCCCGAGACGCCCGCACGCTTGATGCCCGCGCCATCCAGCAATTCGCGCCAGCGCCCCGCGCTTTCCGCATGCGTGATGTCGACGGTCTCGGCGTTGAACGCGATCCGCCGCGACCGCAATCCGGCGACCGTCACATATGACGACCCGTCATGCATCTTGATGAGAAGGTCCTTGCCTTTTTGCGCTGCCACGTCTCGATCCTCCTGAAATCACGCCGGTTCGGTTACCGCGCGAAACCGCACCAGCGCGTGATAGGTGCGGCCATCGGACTCGCGACGGATGTCGGCGAGCGAAAAGCGCAGGTTGATAAGCTGATGGCCCACGGGCGACAGCGGCGCATCGTCGAGCGCCTGGAGCAAAGCGCCGGCAATCATGTGCGCTTCCTTGTGTCCGCCCTGCCGCGACCAGGCATGCAGGGTGAGCTGATGCTCCTGCAGCGCGTCTTCACCTGCGGAGAAGTCGGAGATGCGCGCCTCGCCGAGCGTCACATAGGGAAAAGCCGCCGACGCCGGCGGCTCGTCATAGATCCTGGCGCCGCCAAGGAGCCCCGTGAGTACGGCGTCGGCGGTCAATGCACCATGGATCGCCGCGCGCAACGCGGCGGTTGAAGTGGACATTCGTATCTCCGTGACTAGGCAATGATCTCTTCCGCCTCGATCGCGAGAAACCGCTTGCGGCCGTCGCGATCACGCAGCCCCACGATGCGGAAGATGCGGGCGTCGTCGCGCAGGCGGTGCTTCGTCGTGATGTCGCCGGAAAAGCGAATGACGATGCGATGCGTGACGCGGGCGCCGGGTCGCTCCGCTTCCAGCGAGCGCACCGCCGATAGCGGCGTCACCTCGGCCCATAGCGCCGCGACATCCGCGTAACTGCGCGTGACACCGCCTGCACCGTCGGCAGTCTCGACAGGCGCTTCCAGCACCAGCCGATGTCTCAACAGGCCGGGATTGCTCATAGCGACAGCACCCGGAACGGCGCGATCAGCGACGACACCGATACCGGCATCGATGCCACCTCCCCGCCAGTAGCGATCACGCCGCGGTTCTCGTACCAATGCGCCACCAGCATCCGGATGGCCTGGCGTAAAGGCGCGGGAACATCGTCCGGCGTCTCTCCATAGCCGGCAGCGAGATCGATCTCGATCCCGGCCGCCAGCCGGCCCGGCGCAGGCAATGCGCTACGTTCGAAGGTCAGCACCGCAGGCGCCGACACGGTATCGATCACAACGCCTTCGAGATCGACAAGCTCGGGTGGGCCGTCGGCGCCGAATACCCGGATCGCAGTGATCTCGATCAGGGGCACCGGAAGAACCGGCAGCCGGCCGCTCGCCGGCCAGACATCGCGGACCAGGCGCCATGTCTGCGCGATCAGTGCGCGTCGGGTCTGCGCCTCGACATGCA